GACCAAGAGATAGGTAGCCTTGCAGACCATAGATTTTTAATGGTAGCAAAAGATGCTATGAGTTTTCAGTCTCAAAAAGACAAAAGACCTATAGTTTCTAAGAAGGTTGCTAATGCTCCTAAAGTTTTAAAAGCTGGTGTTGCTAGATCGAATGTTAGTTCAGGTAGAGAGGAAGTAAGAAATAAAATCAAGACGCTACGAAAGTCTGGTCACATAAGAGATGCCCAGTCAGCAATAGCAGATATGATTAATCTTAAATCTCAACAAAGGAAATAAACAATGGCACAACCAACTAATACGTTTGACACGTATGATTCAGTAGGTGAAAGAGAAGATCTTTCAGACGTTATCTATTCGATAGCACCTACAGACACGCCTTTCCTAAGTTCTGCAGCTAAAACAAAAGCAACTGCAGTTCTTCACGAATGGCAAACCGACTCACTAGCAGCAGCAGTAACTAACAATGCTGTTATTGAAGGTGACGAAGCAACTTTAGACGCATCAACTGCAACAGTTAGACTTTCTAACAGTTCTCAAATTATGGATAAAACTGTAGTTATTACTGGAACTCAAGAGTCTGTTGATAAAGCAGGTAGAGCATCTGAAATCGCATACCAAATCGCTAAAAGAGCTAAAGAGCTTAAAAGAGATATGGAAGCTACTATTACTGGCAACATTGCTGAAGTAGGTGGCAATGCATCAACTGCGAGAAAAATGGGAACGCTTGGAGCTTGGACTATCACTAATGATGACAAAGCTTCAGATGGTACAACAGGATCTGGTCTTGGAAACACTGCTAGAACTGATGGAACTCAAAGAGCATTCACAGAATCTCAATTAAAATCAGTAATTAAATCAGTATGGAATGCTGGTGGAGACCCATCTATGATTATGTGTGGGCCTTTCAACAAGCAAAAATTATCAGGATTTACTGGTAATTCTACTAGATTTGACGCTGGTGCAGACGCAACTTTATACACTTCAGTAGACGTGTACGCATCTGACTTCGGTCAATTGCAAGTAGTACCTAATAGATTCTCTAGAGATAGAGACGCTTATGTACTAGACATGGAATATTGGGGAATTGCGTTCTTGAGAGACTTCTCAATGCATGAACTTGCTAAGACTGGTGACTCAGAGAAAAGACAGCTTCTTGTAGAAGCAACTCTAGAATCTAGAAACGAAGCAGCTTCTGGCTTAATAGCTGATTTAACAACAGCATAATAATATACATACTAAGGGGAGTAACCTCAATACTACTCCCCTGGTATTCTTTAAACATTGAAGATCTGAGAGGGGTTAAGATCGGAACAATGAGGAAACAAAATGAGAACACTTAACGACTACTTTTTAACATCAGCAATACCAGATGTATCAGCATCATCATCAACATTTGTAAATGTACCAGATGGTGGAAGAATTATTAAAATCTTTGCACATAACAAAGCAACTACTACAGGAACAGCAGCTATTACTTTTGAAATAGATGGTGTAGCTTGTGCTAGTGCAGCTATAAGTCATGTAGCATCAGGATCTGCAGGTAAAAAATACTCAGTAGAACCTTCTGCAACTAACGATGTCCTTGAAGGATCTGTAATTGAAGCAATCACTAATGGTGGTTCTACAAATGCATCTAAAATGGAAATTACTTACGTTATAAGAAGATAATTAATTATGGGGGTGGCAACATCCCCAAACAACAAGGAACAAAACATGAACTACGCAATGAGACCATTAACTACAGAAAAAGTTACATCTTCTGGTTCTTCTGCACAATCATCTGCATTTAATGCAAATATAGAATATATTAGAGTAATACCAGATGCTGATTGTCATATAGAATTTGGAGTTAATCCTACAGCAGCTAATACTAAAATTTTCTTAGAAGCAAAATCTTCTGAGTGTTTTAAAGTTTCGCCTGGAGAAAAAGTAGCAGTAATTGGATCAGTAAATTTATACGTAACAGAACTATCAGAATAGTATGGGTAAAGTAAGATCAGTTGAATATGATGCTGGAGTAAAGACTAAATACATTCAAGAGTCTAATGGTCAATTAACTATTAATAACTCTCAAGATGTAAACCCTTTGTTAAAAAGAAACAAAGCTCTTTATAATCATGATTCTGGTTATATATCTGGTGCTAAAGAAATGAAAAGAGTGGCAAGTATACCACCTTTAATACTTTCAATATGGGCTAAAGAATATAATGGAACTAACAACTGGTTTCAATTACCTAAAGACATTCAAAGAAAAATTATGAAAACTAAACTTAATAGTAATGAGTTTAGATATTTTAGAACAGCTGAAGGAAATTTATAATGGCATTAACAACATTCTCAGGATTAAAATCATCTATAGCAGATTGGTTAAATAGATCTGATTTGACTAATCAAATTGCAGATTTTATTGCACTAACTGAAGCTGACTTTAATGCTAAACTAAGAATACGACAGATGGAACAAATAGATGCTATTACAATAGACTCTGAAACAGAAACTGTTCCAACTGGTTTTATTGCAGTAAGATCTTTATATATATTATCTGCTAGTACTAAATATGTTTTAGAATACATAACTCCACATAATATGTTTGAGATTAAAGCTGGATCAACAACTGCTAGACCTAGAGTCTATACAATTGAAAGTGATAATGAAACAGAAGCTTTACGTTTTGGCCCTGCCCCTGATACTTCTTATACTGGGTACTTATCATATTATAAAAGTTTTGGAGCTCTTAGCGATACTAATACATCAAATTACATTTTAAATAATCATCCAGGAATATACCTGTATGGTTCATTATATCATGCAGCAAACTTTCTAGGTGGTATAGATCCTAACCAAGTACAACAATGGTTACAGATGTATATATCTGCTATGGAAAGATGTGAAAATAATGATAAACAAGATTCATATGGTGGAGCACCTGTTACACAAAGAACAGATGTCCAAACTGATTTATCATTTTATAGAAGTAGATAATGGATTTAAAAGATAAAATTGTAGGTTTATCATTAGCAGCAGCAATAGGATTAATTGGTTGGAACTTAAATGAAACAACTAAAATGAGAACTGAAATTTTACAAATTCAACAAGGACAAGTTATTTTATTTAAAAAGATTAATAGAGTACAAAAAGTTTTAAAAAAAAAAGCAAATAGATGATTGATAAAAAAGAAAGAAAACAATTAAAAAAAGCATCAGCTCATCATTCTAAAAAACATATGGATATGATGGTTAAAGATATGAAAGCTGGTTTAAGTTTTAATAAAGCTCACAAAAAAGCTGTTAAAAAAGTAGGAAAATAATGCAAATACCTTTTGGTGAATGGCTACCTGATCAACCAGAACATGGAATGAAAGGTGCTAACGTAGCAACTAATGTTTATCATGCTTTGGGATCTTATAAAAGATTCCCATCATTAGTATCATATTCTACTAATAATATTGGAAAAAATGCTAAAGGTGCAGGATCATTTAGAGATAATGCTAATAATATCTTTAACTTTGTAGCAACTAAAACAGATATATTTCAATTAGCATCAGGAACATTTACATCTCGTAAATCAGGATTAACTGGTGGAGAAGCAGATTTTTTTACATTTACACAATTTGGTAACTATGTAATTGCAAGTAATGGAGTAGATCAACCACAATATTATTTAATGGGAACATCTACAAACTTTGCAAATCTTAATGCAATTCAATCAGCAGGTACTACACCTTTGTTTAGAGTATCAGGTGTTGTTAGAGATTTTTTAGTAAGTGGTAATATTAGTACAGCTACTAACAGAATACATTGGTCTGGAATTAATGACATAAGTGCATGGTCAGGTAAACAATCTGACTTTCAAGACTTACCAGGATCTGGTGGTAAAATAGTTCATATTACTTCTGGAGAAGTAGGTTATGTATTTAGACAAAATCAAATTATTCGTATGGACTATGTTGGTGGAGCAGTAGTGTTTAGACTGTCTGTAATCTCACCAAACAGAGGAGCTGTATATGGACAAACAGTATGTCAAGATAATAGAGATGTATTCTTCTATTCAGATGATGGCTTTTATCAAATAAATGGTGATAGCGTAGCACCTATTGGTGTAGAAAAAGTAAACAGATTTTTTGATTTAGATTTAAACAAAGCATATACAGATAGAATTAAAGCAGCTACTGATCCATTTAATCAGTTAGCTATGTGGGCATATCCAAGTAAAGATGGTGCTGGATCTGGTGGAATATGTGATAAAATTATAATCTACAATTATGCAACTAAAAAATGGTCTTTAGCAAAAGCACAAACAAGTGTAATATTTCCACAATTTGTAGGAGCATTTACTGTAGAATTAATGGATATTATTTCTCAAAATCTTGAAGATATTAATGCTGCATTAGATACAGATTATTGGTCAGGTGGACAAATGTTTTTAGGTGGAATAAATGAAGATTTTAAAGCTGCAATCTTTTCAGGAAACTCTAATGAATGTGAAATAGAAACAGCAGAAATTGAAGGATTTCCAGGTGCTAGAACTAATCTCACAGGAGTTAGACCAATAGTAGATGCAGTATCAACTGTTACTGTTAAAACTAGAGAAAGATTAGCAGACACAGAAATAGAATCTAGTTCATCTACAATGGTAGATAGTGGTATCAATCCTGTTAGACAATCAGGAAGATACATAAGAGCAAATGTTAAAATAGCTTCAGGCACTAATTTTAACCATGCACAAGGTATAGATCTTGTTGCATCACAAGCAGGATATAGATAATGGCAGACAAGATAGATATAGATAATGTAAGATATTCTTTTGAATCACAAGAATTCTTTCAAAGACAATTAGAACAAAGTGTGAACGAATTAATTAACAAAAATAATACTGAAAGCGATAAAGCATTCAGCTGGTTTATGAATTAGGAGTAATAAATGGCAGGAATAAAAGATTATAGTAGTACAGCAGGTAGTAATACATCGGTAGGAGGTGTATCTATTGCTGAAGGTATGTTGCCTTCAAACATCAACAATGCTTTTCGTGCTGTTGCTGCTGATATAAGAGAATGGTACAATGACTCACAATGGGTTGTTTATGGAGATGGAGATGGAGCTCATACATTTGCATATGTAAGTGGCACATCATTTACAGTTAATGGAGCAAACGTAACTTCAATTTATGAAGCAAGTCGTAGAGTAAAAGCAGTTGGAAGTTCAACAGGAACAATATTTGGAACTATATCTAGTTCATCATTTTCTTCAAATACTACAGTTAATGTTACTTGGGATTCAGGAACTTTAGCAAGTGAAACACTTGTTATTTATATAGCAGCGTTATCAGTTACAGGTAGCTCAATACCACCAAATGTTTTAATACCTGCAGATAACTCAATTACTTCAGCTAAAATTTTAAATGGAGCTGTAGGTTCTGATGACTTAGCTACAAATGCAATCACTACAATAAAAATTACAGATGCTAATGTTACTACAGCAAAAATTGCAGATGATGCAATAACTGCTGCTAAGATAGCAGATGCAGTTTTAGTTACAGCTGCTGAACACGCAGGACATACACCAGACGAAGTTACATTATTAACTACAGCTGGTTCTGATGCTAGATATTTTAGACAAGATTCAAGCGAAACAATTGCATCAGGTAATACATGGTCAGCTGGAGATACTCACATTGCTACAACTGCAGCAATTGACGCAAGAATTATAGACTTAGTAGATGATGTTGGAGGATTTGTTCCAGTAGCAAATGAAACAAGTTTTCCTAACGCTAACCCAGATGTAAATAACGCTGCAGGAACTATTGTTAGTGTTACTACATTAGGATCATCACATACAGCTAATGGTTCAGGAGTAGTATCTATATCTAATGGTACTGTTGGAAACTCAACAGTTACATTAAATGGATGTGGAGCTAATGCTTCTTTACCTGCAGGTTTTGGAATTTTAGTAGAAACAACTTCTACATTAAACACTTACACTTTTGTTAGACTTATTCCTAAAGCAACAGAAGTAACAACTGTAGCTGCAAAAGCTACTCAAATAGGATTACTTGGAACAAGTGATGCTGTAGCAGATATGAATACTTTGGGTACAGCTCAAACTGTATCTGATATGAACACACTTGCAGCAATAAGTGGATTAAATACATTAGCATCAAACTCTGCAAATGTAACAACTGCTGTAAGTAATTTAAGTTCTATTAATAACTTTGCAGAAGTATATAGAATTGCATCATCAGCTCCCACAAGTTCACTAAATTCTGGAGACCTTTATTTTGATACAAGCTCAGATACTTTAAAAGTTTATGGAGGTTCTGGATGGCAAAATGCTGGATCTTCAGTAAATGGAACATCTGCTAGATTTAAATACGTAGCAACATCAAACCAAACAACTTTTACTGGTAATGATGCAGATGGTAATTCTCTTGCATATGATTCAGGATTTATAGATGTTTATCTTAATGGTGTACATTTAGATCCTACAGATTACACAG